ATAGACTATCAAGAGCACCAGAACGTAGAATTTTCTATATTGATGTTGGTAATCTCCCTAAAGTAAAAGCAGAACAATATTTGAGAGATGTAATGTCTCGTTATAGAAATAAACTAGTATATGATGCATCAACAGGTGAAATTCGTGATGACAAAAAATACATGTCCATGCTCGAAGACTTCTGGTTACCTAGAAGAGAGGGTGGAAGAGGAACCGAAATCACTACTCTCCCTGGAGGACAGAACCTTGGTGAGATTACTGATATCGAATATTTTAAAAAGAAACTCTATAAGTCACTTAACGTACCTATTTCCCGTATTGAAGGAGACGGTGGATTTAACTTGGGCAGATCTTCTGAGATCTTAAGAGATGAAGTCAAATTTAGTAAGTTTGTTGGACGTTTGAGAAAGAGATTCTCAGCAATGTTCAATGATATGCTGAAGACACAACTTCTTCTTAAGAATGTAATTACTCCCGAAGATTGGGATACAATGAGTGAGCATATTCAATATGACTTCCTTTATGACAATCACTTTGCCGAACTTAAAGACGCAGAGTTGATGAATGAAAGACTCGCTCTCGTTGCAACTGCAGAACCTTATGTTGGTAAATATTATTCTCAAGATTATCTGAGAAGAAAAATCCTTCGTCAAACTGATGAAGATATTATCGAACAGGATGGATTGATTGAATCTGAAATTAAAGCAGGTATTATTCCCGATCCTGCAGAAATGCAGATTGATCCTGCAACTGGAGAACAAATTTCTAGTGATGCACCAATGAACCTAGGAAAACCAGTGATGGAACCCGAAGTTGATGGATCTGCAACTGAAGCTCCTGAATTACCTAACGGTGGGGAAATATAAATAAACCATAGTAAGTATTGATTATACACATGGATGAACTTATGGATATGATGGTATCTGATGAATCTCCGTCACAAGTTAGTGATAAGATCAAGGGTATTTTATTTGACAAAGCTGCTCAAAGGATTGATGCATTTCGTCCTTTAGTATCAAATGGTTTATTTGGTGAAGATGAAATTGAAGTTGAAAGTGATGATGAGGAAACTCTTGAAGTCACTAGCGAATTAGAAACCGAAGACGAAACCGAAGAGGACTCTGAATAATGGCACATCGTACAGTTGGTGCGGGACAAAGTATTGCCACAAGTAGTAGCAACGCTAAAAGTGCTGCTATTCCGGTAAAATCTAATGTTTTAAGAATTACCTCTAGAGGTGGTGATGCTCACGTTGCCATTGGTACGGAACCAGTTGCGACAGCAACCGACTATATCATTCCTGCTGGAACGAGTGAAAGTCTTGGTATTACTAAGGCTTCTCAAAGAGTTAGAAGCATCGAAACCCTAGGAACCAAGACTATTGTCACTTGTCCCGAAGGTACTCAACAACCATTTGGTGTTGGTGACTGTGTAACTCTTGAGTCAAACCTTGCTGATAGTAATTGGGCAACAATAATCAATCATGTTGGTGTTGATGGTATTGAGGCTACAGCAGATTTTGATGGAACCTTTAGCACCAAAGTTACTTTGAGTGCAAACACAGGAACTATTTCTACAGCGTTCTCTGATAATGACGCTACTCTCCGTAGATCGATTAAAGTAGGTGCTATTTCAGTAGCAAATACTGGATCCATTTTCGTTCAACAAGTACAAATTACAGGACAAGCCTGATGAAACTTATCAGAGAAGAAATCGAATCCGTTGAATTCATTGTTGAATCAAAAAACGGTAAAAAACAACTTTATATTGAAGGAGTATTCCTTCAAGGAAACATTAAAAACCGTAATGGTAGAATGTATCCTATGGAGACTCTTCGCAAGGAAGTTGGTAGATACAACGAAAACCATGTTCAGGCAGGTAGAGCACTTGGTGAACTTGGACATCCTGATGGACCTACCGTCAATTTAGATCGTGTGTCTCATAAAATTGTTTCTCTGAAAGAATCTGGTTCTAACTTCGTTGGTAAAGCAAAGATTCTTAGTACGCCTATGGGTAAGATTGCACAGTCACTTATCGGTGAAGGTGTAAAACTTGGAGTATCTTCTAGAGGTATTGGATCTCTAAAAATGACACGAGAAGGTGTCAATATTGTTGGCGACGATTTTATGTTAGCAACTGCTGCTGATATTGTTGCTGATCCTTCTGCACCTGATGCTTTCGTTGAAGGCATTATGGAAGGTAAAGATTGGGTATGGGACGGAGGCATTCTTCGTGAGAAGTTTGCAGAAAGAACCTATAGAGAGATTAACACTCTTGCTACTCAAAAACAACTTGATGAAAAGAAATTAGATCTTTTCAATAATTTCCTTAATAACATCTGATATATCAGTCAAATATTAAGTATAAAATATATTAATTTATAAATAAATATAGTTTTTAAAAACAACGGATACGGAGCTGTTCAAATGTCTCGTGGACAAAAATTACAAGAAATGGAATTAGGCAATGTAAAGCAGTCCAAAACTGCTGCTAATGCTAACGCTAAACCTGGCGATAGTATGGACACATCAGTTGCTGGGACTTATGAAGATCTCGGAGGCCCAACCCCCGAGAACTACAAGCCTGACGATGATTCTGCCAAGTTAAAAACACCTGGCGGTACCCTCAAACAGGTAAGGGATGTTGTTAATGCTAAAGCAAAACCTGCTATGGCAGCTCCTAAAGAAGAAGTCGAAACCGAAGAACCCGTGATCGAAGAAGAATCTGTCACTGATGAAGTAGTATCTGAACAAGAAACTACTGAAGAAGAGGTAGTTGCTGAATACGACATGGAAGAGGATGTAAATGCTCTTCTCGGTGGTGAAGATCTTTCTGAAGATTTTAAATCAAAAGCAAAAATTATCTTTGAAGCAGCAATCAGCGCAAAAGTTGCTACTGTTAAAGAAGAAATTCAAAAAGAATACGACGAAAAACTCGCTGAGGAAGTTGCCTCAGCAAAAGATTCTCTCTCCGAGCGTGTAGATTCATACCTTGAGTATGTTTCTGACGAGTGGTTTGAAGAGAATGCTCTTGCCATTGAGGCAGGACTCAAGACTGAAATGACTGAATCATTCCTTGAAGGAATGAAGGGTCTTTTTGAAGAACATTATGTAACAATCCCTGAAGATAAGTATGATGTACTTGAGAGCATGGTAGAAAAACTTGATGATATGGAGACAAAACTCAACGAGCAAATCGAGAAAAATATTGCTCTGAATGGCAGACTCAGTGAGTCTGTTGCAGACGGTATCCTTGATGAAGTTTCTGATGGACTCGCATCCACCCAGAAAGAGAAGCTCGCCTCACTTTCCGAAAGTGTGGAGTTTGAAAGTGAAGAAACTTATCGTGATAAACTGGAGACTCTGAAGGAATCTTATTTCCCCAAAAATGCTCCTGTTGCTAAAACAGAAACTCTGACTGAAGGTGAGTCTAACAACCATCAGCAGCATAATAACCAGATGAGTGCTTATCTCAGATCTCTGGGAACTTTTAGCAAATAACCCTGAATTAGATACTAAACAAACACTACACAAATAGGTAAAACCCTAATGTTCCATTCCGAACACCTGCAGGAGAAGTGGGCACCACTTCTTGAATATGATGGACTTGATTCAATCAAAGATCCCCATAGAAAGGCTGTAACCGCCGTCCTGCTCGAAAACCAAGAAAAATTCCTCAAAGAATCGCAAGCCTTTGATCAAGGTGGATCTCTTCTAAGTGAAGCTGCTCCTACTAACTCTACAGGTAGCGCAGTTGACAACTTTGATCCCGTCCTGATCTCATTGATCAGACGCTCAATGCCTAACCTGATCGCTTATGATCTGGCTGGCGTTCAACCAATGAGCGGCCCTACTGGACTCATCTTCGCGATGCGTTCCCGCTATCAGAACCAGACTGGAACCGAGGCATTCTACAACGAGCCCGATTCCGCATTCGCTGGACAAAACTTCGGCCGTAACCTTACTGGTGGTTTCTCTGATACCGCTGCTGGTATGGGTACTACTGCACAGCAAGGTAGCAACCCTGCAGTTCTGAACCCCACCTCCTCCGCTAACTCCACTGGTAATGGATACAACGTTGGCCAGGGTATGGAAACTGGTGCTGCTGAAGCACTTGGAGATGCCGCTCAGAACGCCTTCAATCAGATGGCTTTCTCGATCGAGAAAGTTACTGTAACCGCTAAGTCTAGAGCTCTGAAAGCAGAGTATTCTCTGGAACTGGCGCAAGACTTGAAAGCAATCCACGGTTTGAACGCCGAGGCTGAACTCGCAAACATTCTCTCCACAGAGATTCTTGCTGAGATCAACCGCGAAGTTATCCGTACTATCTACAAGTGTGCTGAGCAAGGTGCTTCCCAGAACGTTGCCACTAATGGCGTGTTCGACTTGGACATCGACTCTAACGGACGTTGGAGTGTTGAGAAGTTCAAAGGACTCCTGTTCCAAATCGAAAGAGACGCTAACGCGATTGCACAAAGAACTCGTCGCGGAAAGGGCAATACGATCCTTTGCTCTGCTGACGTTGCTTCTGCACTCACCATGGCTGGTGTACTTGATTACACCCCTGCACTGAATGCAAACCTTACCGTTGATGACACCGGTAACACCTTCGCTGGTGTACTTCAAGGCAAGTATAAGGTTTATATTGATCCTTATGCTGCTAACCTGACTTCAGGCGGTTCAACACCTGGTAACCAGTACTACGTTGTTGGTTATAAGGGTTCTTCCCCTTATGATGCTGGATTGTTCTACTGCCCATACGTTCCTCTTCAGATGGTTCGTGCAGTTGGAGAGGACAACTTCCAACCCAAAATCGGATTCAAGACTCGCTACGGCATGGTTGCGAATCCCTTCGCTGAAGGTACTGAGGCACAACTCGGTGCGCTTAACATCAACGCCAACCGTTACTACAGACGTGTTGCAGTTAAGAACCTCATGTGATATAATTTCCTTACGTGTGAAGGAAGTGCAGGGGAGTCTTCGGACTCCCCTTTTTTTATCTAAATACTTAAAAAAATGTCATACGGCAACCCTTTTGAAAATCAGATAAGTAATAGAAATTTTTTATCGCCAACTGGATTTAAGTTTACTTTAAAGAGAGCACCTAAAGTAGCATTCTTTGGAAACTCAGCTAACTTACCAGCGATCTCTATGGGGACTGCCATTCAACCAACTTATCTAAAGGACATTGATGTACCTGGTGATAAGGTTGAATTTGGTGATTTCAATCTTCGTTTTCTTGTAGATGAAAATCTAGAAAACTACTTAGAAATTTTTAATTGGATAAGAGGACTTGGATATCCAGAAAGTTTAAAAGAGATATTGGATTTTCAAGAAGGAGATGATAATTTTACTCAACCAAGAAATTCACAACTAAATTTATTCTCTGATGCTACTCTACAAATTTTAACGAGTCACGAAAATCCTAATTTTAAAGTAATATTTCAAGATATGTTTCCCACTGAATTATCAACATTAAACTTTGATGCTACTAACGAAGATATTCAATACTTTACAGCAGATGTCACTTTCAAGTATACTATCTACAATATAACTGATATGTCCGGCAAAAAATTATGAGTCTTGATCTTGATTCTATTCAAGAGATGTGGAAAAAGGATTCTTATATTGATAGAGACAACCTACATGAAGAGTCTTTAAAAATCCCATCTTTACATGCAAAATACTTTGAACTATATAATACCATATTTCTTTTAAGGAAGAAAGCAGAGCAACAAAGAAAAAATACACGTCACGAAAGATATGAATACTTTAGTGGTAAAGCAGATCCTGAAGTATACGTCGAATCTCCATTTCCAAAGAAAATTAGAGACAAAGATACCATGCAAAAATATCTAGATGCAGATGAGAGACTTTCAAGTGTTTCTTTAAAAATCGATTATTACGATACGATGCTTGTTTATATTGAGAGTATACTGAAGCAAGTAAGTAATAGAACATATCACATTAAAAATGCTATTGAGTTTATGAGGTTTAACTCAGGACTCGGATAATGGAAGAAGAGTTTGAACCAAATAAAGAATATGACTATACGGTTAGTTTGACGATAGAAGATATTCGCCTTTTGCATCACTGTGTAATAAAAAGAATTGAAAATTGGGAAGGTTCTCCTGCAAGAGAACCCACCGAACAGGAGCATCTTTGGTATTTAAGAGACTCTTTGTATAGAATGATGTTAGAATATAAGTTCGAAAATATGTAATAAATATTAGTAGATGATTGATCATCGTGAATACTAGCGATCTTGTTATTTCTAAATCAAACGAAGTATTTTTAAAAATAAATACCGAACCTCATATAGAATATGAGTTAAGAGATCATTTCAAATTTGAAGTTCCAAATGCCAAGTTCATGCCACAGTATCGTGGTAAAAATTGGAATGGAGAAATTCATTTATATGATATGCGTTCCAAGCAAATTTATGTTGGACTGTTAGATAAGATTGTAAGTTTTTGTAATAACTATGGATATAGTTATTCTTTTGAAAGTAATAAATTTTATGGACAACCTTTTGAAATAAATGATGAGATATCATTTGAAGGTGTCAAAGGATTTATGAATTCTATTAGTGTTCATACTCCACGTCAATACCAAATTGAGGGAGTATACGATGCTTTAAAGCACAATAGAAAGCTATTGATAAGCCCCACTGGCTCCGGCAAATCTCTGATGATTTATTCATTAGTGAGATATTATGTAGACAAAGGGCAAAAAATTCTTCTTGTCGTTCCAACGACATCTCTTGTAGAGCAGATGTACAAGGATTTTGAGGATTATGGTTGGGATTCTGAGACATATTGCCATAAGATCTACAGTGGTAGAGAGAAGGATACTGATTGTCCTGTCACAATTACCACTTGGCAATCTATCTATAAGTTAGAAAGAAGTTGGTTTGAGGAATATAATGTTGTAATTGGTGATGAGGCACATCTTTTTAAAAGTAAGTCTCTTATTTCGATCATGACTAAACTTCATCATGCTAAGTATAGATTTGGATTCACTGGTACTTTAGACGGCACACAGACGCATAAGTGGGTCTTAGAAGGTCTCTTTGGTCCATCATATAAAGTCACAAGAACTGATGAATTAATGCGTCAAGGGCATTTATCTCAACTTGATATTCAATGTCTTGTACTTAAACATCCTCCACAAACTTTTGAAACTTACAATGATGAAATAGAGTATCTCATTTCTCATGAACAAAGAAATAGATTTATAAAAAATCTTGCACTAGATCTAAAAGGTAATACTCTTATTCTTTTTGCAAGAGTTGAAGCACATGGACAGATACTCTACGATAAGATAAATACTAGCAAGAGTGAAGACCGTAAGGTATTTTTCGTACATGGAGGAGTAGATGCCGAGGAAAGAGAGCAAGTAAGAGAAATCACTGAGCAAGAAAACAACGCTATCATTGTTGCTTCTTATGGAACTTTTAGTACAGGTATCAATATTAAAAAACTCCATAATGTTATCTTTGCCTCTCCAAGTAAGTCCAGAGTCCGCAATCTTCAAAGTATTGGACGAGTTCTTAGAAAAGGAAAAGACAAAGTAAAAGCAA